CTATATATATAATCATCGATATACGGGTGATACTTATACTTCGCCTTCTCCATTATCTTCACTCACCGCCTTCAAATTAAGTTCAGTAAGGATTTTTAACATTTGTGTATTAACCTTACTCAACTCTCCAACGCTATCATTCTTTTTAAGCACTCCATTAGCGCCAGGAACAGCAACGCCGCGATCATTAATATCAGCTACTAATTTATTTTTAACGTCCCAAAATGACATGTAGTCGTCCACCAGGTCTTTATATGCTACACTTTTAATCCCTAATTCTTCACGTTGTTCATGTAATTCCGTTCTGATTCGATCCCGTAAACTATAGTGTTCTTCTAAAGGCTTTTTCCAGTAAACTTGCTTCCAAGATTTCTTAACCGTGATAACGGACACATCATACTTTTTAGCGATATCCTCATAACTCATACCATTCTTATAATCTTCTAACGCTAGTTCATAACTTTGCTTTACCGCCATATTCAAAACCTCCATTTGTAATATATATGTTACATTTCCGCGCCCGCGACCAAAAATAAAAACACAAATCCCTACTCCGCGTTACCTGGTTCTTCCAAGAAAAAGTTTATATCGCTAACCCGGGGGTACTTATTAGTAGAGTTCGATTTTCTTTACAACTTCAATTCCACTTAGAATATCTTGATGGCTTTTCTTATCTCGAATTGAAATAACATTCCTTTCCGAAACTTTGTATTTATTTGCAACATCTTTTATTTTCATACAATTGAAATGAATATCTAAATAGATTTTTAAAACTAAATCACTTCGTAACCCTCGCTTATTGCCATTGTCTATTGAGTGTCTCACGTTTTCTTTTTGTGTTACCCATTCAAGATTACGAACGTTGTTGTTGTGCTTATTGTTATCAATATGATTGACGTTTGGTTTATCAAAAGGATTAGATAAGAAAGCCTGAGCAACTAATCTATGAACATACTTCTTATATGGTCTACCATTCTTGTATAACCTAACTGTCTTATATCCGCCGTCGTGAACCTCTTGTGATAGAATCTTACTTGTTATAACATTCATTACTCTTCCATTAGTTGATACGTCGTAATAGAATCCCTCGATACGTTGCCATGTTTCCACCATTCATATAACACCCCTATATATTATTTAATTGCCAATCCGTAAAATAGTTCCGCATATTCGATTACTATCATTGCAGTTTGTAAAGTTAGGTTTAAATATAATTCGAGCCAGTGCGCTTTACTCTCCACACTTTTCTTAACTTCTTCTAATGAAGTCTTCTCGCATGCTTTAGGTTTAATCACATGTCTTATCTGTTTATATGTTGTATAGATATCATCTTTGAATTGTCTGTACATGTCGCCGTTGAATATAATAGTCATATCAACCGGACATTCAGTGATACGTTTAATTTCATTCATATCGTATGTGTTACCTTGTATCGTTAGGCTATCCACACTTACCACCTCCATCATCTAAATGCCCGAAAGAATGCGAAACCGATATAAGTAAAGAACAGTATAACTATTCCACTTGGCACTCCAATTAACCAGAATAACCATTCAGGAATTGTAAACTCAATATGCATTCCCTCACCACCTTTCTTCATCTACAATAGTGCAATTCTTTTTAACGATATTCTTTTCTTTATAATGTTCCGCGTTATGACAACGAATACATAACGTCTCTAGATTAGATAATACATAAGCTAAATCAGGCCGATCGCGTAATTCTAATAGATGATGCACATTTCGGCCCTGACTTTGTTTCCCTTTTCTTTTACATGCCTGGCATTCGTTATTATCACGCTCTAAAGCCTTTAATCTAATATGATTCTTCCAATAACCGTGTTTATAGAATTTGATAATATTATCTTGTTCATATAAACGTTGTATTTGTAATACTGTCAAAGGTTCGTAAGTTTTCCTCATCTGAACCACCTTTTAATTTTCAATGGCAAAGAAATGATTTTATAAATAAACGTTGTTCCGTATATCATTAGAAAAAGATAAGAAATAAATAAAGTAATTAATGGAACGCCAATTATATATTTAAACCAACTATCGTAATTTTCACGTTTCCAATATTCATGAAAAGGGTTAATACTAATCATTTACGTTCCCTCTCACTTTCCACACTTGTTTTTATAGCGCCGATTTCTTTAAGGCTTCCATTATCAGTAAGATTTACAACTAAAGGAATTTCAATTGGTAATTGTTCAGGTGTTTCAATATCAGTTGGCGGAATTTCTTCTTCAGGTTCTTTTTCAGGAGTTTCGATAACAACATTTCGATTATATTCATAATCCTTTTCAAAAGTTACGATAAATTCATTTGAATTTTGCATTTTAGTGATATCAACCAAATTAAATTTATCGTTAAAAAGTTTGTCCTTGAATTCCATAAACGTTAACGTAGATTCATCACTAAGTGGATCATATATTAAAACTGTACGTGTATTAACTTTCAAATTAGTCAACTCCCTTTGTTTAATGTGTAATTTCTATATAGCGAAGAAAAAATCTGAATAGATACTATAGTTTTATTAATACGCTTTAAATCAATGTACATTTCATAATAAATTAGTAAAAATATAGATATAGATTGATAGGTAAGAATATAGTCTTCTTACAGAAAGTCTTATGATTTTATTTTGTAGTAATTTATAAAACGAAAGTTTAGTTATACGCAACAACTAACTATCTTTGTTCATTTCCACGTTTAATGTGTAATTTTTATATAAAAAGCAGGTAATAAACCACACTAAAACATATCATTGTTATACAAGAAAAAGCACCCTGTAAAGAGCGCTAATTAGTGGTTTTGAATTATATCTATAATATTTTGATGTGTGAATCCTATATCATACATTTCCCTTAATTGTTGTTCAAATTTATCAGATGCTTCATTTTTCCTTTTGTGAATTTCAGCTTCTAATTCAGTGATTGAATATTGTTCTAACTTTTTACCTCCTTTTCCTTTCAATTCAGCATGCATTCTATCTAATGTATTGATTGCCATTTGAGCAACGTCGCGGAATCTTGAGTGTAAATCACGATCGTTCACCATATCCCACAATTCAGAATAAGTTTTATCTGTTCTCATTATTTAACCCCTTTCCCCAACATTTATATTTAAATGGTTTATATTCGAATGCTACTGGTTCGTGTTCGATTTCTGAATTCCAGTCGATTGTAACGTATTCGGCAATCCAACCAACAACTAAAGTTTTATCTTCATCTTCAGATAGTCCGATGATTCCATTAAATTCACCCATTAAATCACCCCTTTCATTTTAAAAATATTCATCCAAGCTTCAGAAGTTCGTTGTTTATCGATAGTATTGAATTGTTTCTTGATCCATTTATTAACCTTGTGTTTTCTTTTCATCTTCATTTCCCTCCATCGGTTTATAAGAAATGAATTGAACTTGTTCGACTCCTATAATTACTTGTTGTTTGTTGTAATGACAATAGAAATTGAATACGGCATTTTTTCCATCCCTTTTAGCAATCCTGAACGTTTCCGCCATGCCAAAAGTTGTTTCTTCATCTTCATGAAGTTCGAATGATACTTTCTCTGAAACTATTGCTATTTTATACATTTATTTACCCTCCAATATCTTTTTTCATTTCGTCCATCGTATAATCAAATTGTTTCATCCATTCAGAAACTATATCCGATTCTGAAGCGACTGTATTTTCAATAACAAATTCAATATGTTCATCTATTTTTCTAAATAAGTCAAAACGATCCATTATTTACCCTCCAATTCAATAAGTTTTTCAAGATTCCATTTAGCTTTTTCTAAATCTTGCAATCCATTTTTCAGCTCGTATCTGCCCACATACTTGATAACATTCACTCGATAGAATCCCTTCATTTGTTCATCGTTTACTTTGCCGTTACAGAAGGCGATGACGTCAACGCCACCTTTATGATAATGGTTTGGTTCATTTATTAAATCCTCACTTTTACCGATCGTTCCAGCTACTAAATTAGGATCATCTTTTTTTAAAAAGTGACAAAGCTTTTCATGTTCTACAACCAAATATAAATCTTCGAATTCTTTATTACACTTTTGACATGTAAACATTTTAAAATCCACCTTTCTCATTTCACTAGCGCATTTATTACAAACGTTATTCCCGTTGATTATTAAAGCCATTATAGAAACCAATCCGCATTTACCGCAAAATTCAATCATCGTATTTCGACCACCTTTAAAATTTTAGTCGCGTAGTATATTAGAGTTGTGTAAGTCATTGCTGAAGTCTCATTTAATGCAGTTATTTGCCTTGTGCATTTGTTTCCTTTATCGTCTATAAATGTAACTTCAAATATAAGTTCACTCATGCATTTTCACTCTCCACACATTCAATTATTAATCGTTGTGCCGTAATAGGCGGAAATCCAGCAACTTCTAATCCTTCTTGAACTAGTTTTAATTGTTTATTTAGAACCTCTTCACCAATAGGTCTATAATTTTTAATTGTTAGTTTAATATGAACTTTTGCAGCATCTTCACTTGGAATAAATTTTTCTAAGTAGTCTGTTAACGTTGACATTTGAACCCCCTATTTCAACTTATACGGCGTCCTAACTTTACGAAATGTAAATATATAAGCATAAAGTTAAAACGCCGTTACGATCAATTCTGATGCGTTTGATTAATATTTATTAGCAATGCGAGCGTAGTTCTTATCGTTTTTAGCTACATACGCTTCATACATATCATCGTAATCCATTCCGATAAGTTGGCCGATTCGGATTAATGAAGCTAAAGTGAATGTGTAGTCAACTTGATTACTAAAGTTAGTTCTATAAATTAAGTAGAATAATTCATTTAACGTCGTTTTTTGTTTGACGTCGTATTCTAAACTCGTTTTAATAATTTCTTGTCCACTTGCAGATAAAACAAAGTCTGTATGCCCGTACATATTACCGAGTGAAGGCAGGAAATGCATACAATCGGCCCATTCCTCACGGTTTTCTTTGATATTGTCTTTTTTCTTATTCTTTTTCCAGTGTTTAAAATGTTCGATCTCGTTTGCAAGTTCACCTAATTCAACATATAAAGCAGTAGTTGTATTTGCAGTAAGACTAATATTTTCTAATCCGTTCGCTTTAACAAATGCAGCATCAAGTTTTTCTTGTTTTTCAAAAATAGATTGTAAGTTTAATGTTTTCATAATCATTTATCCTCCCGATGTCCTAAAGACTTTTTAACATTCGTTCTATGCATGTTTAACGTGTGTATATTTAACGTTGTTTTTTTAAGTTCATCTTTTAAACCGACTAAATGTAGTTCGTGTTGTTTAATGCTACTTTCTACATACTCTAATTCTGATTCAAGTTGAATTTTAGTAGATTCTTTCAATTTTTATTCAACCCCCTCAATTCGAATTGAAAATTTTTAAAAAAGAAAGCCGCGAGTGTATTTCACAACTCGCAACTAACTTTTTCGAATTCGACAACAACTATATCGTCCTCGCGGTTTAAGATTTGACACTCGAAGCCTTGTTCTTTTAATTTTTCTAACGCCGCAAGGTAAATTTTCACATCTTCTACTTTAGTTAAATTGAATTCTAAATACTCGATTTTAGTGTTTTTCATTTTTTCCACACTCTCCTTTTTATTAACTCAAACAATTGTTCACTTTGCATTTCGTAAAGTTGTGTATTCGACTTTTCGCATTTGTAATAACCATTATGAATTAATGTCATGATGTACGTTTCTTTCAAACTCATTATTACTTTCCTTTCTTTTCAGCTTCAAGACCTAACACTAAGTTAACCCATCCTAAAGTTACTAGTACAAATAACCAAGCGATATGAATATCTAGAAATTCAGTCATTCCACAAATCCAAATTGTGTAAAACAATCCCGACATTAAGAATAAAATTGTTGATTTTCTCATTAAATCATTCCACCCTTCAACAAATGCCGAACCTGGTAATAAAACCGATGGTAAATGTTATGTGCTATCATTCTCTTACTCATAGGTACTATTTCGAATCCGTATTTCATTTTAAACGATTCTAGACGCCCTTTTAACGCTTTCGGATCGTAAGATGATCTATAGTCCCCAGAAGCTAACTTTTCATCGAAATCAGGTTCTTCAACGAATAACACAAACTTTTTACCTTGCGATCGAATCAGTTCATTTTCGAATGCTTGTTGAGAATTCTTTTGTAAGTTGCCTGTAATTTCGCCTATGCCGTTCTTTCTTTCTACAAATGTATTGATAAAGATATCATTTTGGATCCCATACTCTTCATTTTTAGGAATATAGCAACTGTAATCACCTTGATCCAGTTTCTTTAATTCAAATTTGATATCCTTTTGAATGAAATATTCTGTAATGTGTTCATTCTTCTGTTCTCTGGTATCGATAACGATTACTAAAGTTTTAAGTATTTCTTTTATCGTTTTATCAGAACGGCTAATTCTGAACATGTTCATTTATTTCACCTCTTCAAACAGTTCGTCAATTTCACGTTTATAATAAACTAGAATGGTATGTTCGCAATCCGTATATAGAACAACATCATCTTTATTTACATCTTCAGTTCCAAAATCATATTCAACGTATCTTTCCGGTGGTACTTCAATGTAAATTTTGCCTTTAGTATGGAAATATGAATCTTTCGGATCCGATTCTTTTTCATTTCGTTTAAATAATCGCGGCACAAATTCACTTTCGCTTACATCACGTTCCATATCTTCAATTCTTCGATTAAGACTTTTCTTAGATTCTTTCTTGATCCATTCACCTTTTTCCAACGGAACGTTATAACCTTTATTTGACCAAATATAAATCGTCCCCGAAAGTGATACAAAACTTACTTTGTAATCTGTATCAGCTTTTAAACCGTGAATATGAAACCCTTTAATTACTCTCACCTGATCCCCTTGTTTAATGTTCATTTCGCTCCCCTCCCCGTTTTGTTGTTGAGTTCATCTTATCACGAAACTTTACATCTTGTAAAGATAAAAATAGAAATAAATATAAATATTTTGCATAAAGAAAAGAAAAGCGCATATACTAATTATTTTGAAGTTCGAACACCTCAGTTTTAGTTGTACGCGCTTTTAAATTAGTTTTAATGTATTTGTATTAGAAACTCTTATTTACGTTTATGGAAGGTCATAGCATTACGATAAAGCTTATTCTTTATTTCGATTGATTCTTGAGTCTCATATTTACGATAATCATCAAAAGGTGACTTCATACCTTGTTTGGCCCAAAGTACCGTCATATCGATAAATAGATACATAGACGTTTGATCAGTGTTTAACCATTTAGACACCCCATCATTTTGCTTGATGTCCGAGAAGGTGAATAGAATCTTTTGTAAAGTTTTATTCTCCACACTTTCATTATTCCATTCCAGGAACCAGGCTTCAATCTCACTATAACTTTCTTGCGCAGCAGTCAATAATTCCTTATCGATTAATTCATGCCGATGAATCCCGAGTTTACCGTCCACACTATCATAGTAAATATTCGCACCAGTTAACCAAATACGACTAACAATTTCTAGAACGTTCAATTTATCATCACCTTTATCTTAAAGTTACTATTTCTACTTTTTAACGGCAACTTTTCTTTCTATATATATTCTTTTTTATATTTACTAAGTTTAATTATAAAAGTAATAAAAGTAATATATAAAGTAAGAATGTTTATTTACCAGTAGTTCAACTGGTCTGACCACCCATTATTTTTAGGGTTGTTTTTTCGTCCGAAAGTTACAAAAAATATAACTTCCGAACGTAATACCCTTAGGGGTATACATTTATTTTATCTTGTTTTCTCTTATTTTATCTTATGACCGAATTCGCCGTTCAGTCAGTTAGTTTAACTTGATTACTTTTTGATTCGTGTTATTCGATTGTGGAGAGATAGAATACGGCTTTTCTGTGTTCAAAGTCAACCCAAAAATGAAGTCTTTATTTCCAGGCCCTTTTCTTTTTATGAACCCTTTGCTATTCAATTTGTTATAAAAAGTTTGTTTCCCGAGTGCTTCTTCGTCGTTTCTGTAGCACCATGTTTTATACTCTTCGAATATCTTTTTAGCGGTTGTTTTAACTGAATTATCACTGAAACACATTTCGTCGATAAATGGTAATATCGGATCACTTTCTTCTTTATAACTATTCGTCGCGTCTTTAACACGTTTTGGTTCAATTAATCTTTCTTTTTGCCATTTGATACAACCTTCTAACGCCCAATTTAAGATGCCTGACATCTCCAATGAAAGCTTATCTTCCAAATAGTAATCAACATCTTCTTTCGGGATTACATAAGTAAATGGAATTAATTTGACACGTCTCCAAATACCGTTATCCCCGCCTTTGATGTTTGGTTTGTAGTTAGTCGCGAATACGATTTTGAATTCCGGTATAAAATCAAAGAAATCTTTGTACATAAAACGAGCTGTTATTGGTTCACAACCTGTAATTTTCTTTACTAATTGTTCGTCTAAACTTTTGCCGTCTTCGATTTCTGATGATGCTACGAATCTAGAACCACATAACCTAGCAATATCACTATTCGCACCGCCACTACTATTAGTTTTTACGAACGAACTCGTTTCGGCGTTCGCGGAATATTCACCCAGTAATTTTTGAATCATATTTATGAATACCGATTTACCATTTCGGCCGTCACCGAATAAGAAATATATCCCTTGTTCAGTTGTATCGCCTGTTAATGAATACCCGACTAACTTTTGAAGGTAATCGATTAATTCGTAATCAGTTTCACCGTTGTCGTCTCGTATAGTTGTTTTTAAATAATTCAACCAGTTTGGACAAGTTGCGTTTTTGTCGTATCTCACATCAGAAAGTTTAGTCATCATGAATGACATGTTATGAGGTTTTAAAACGCCCGTCTTTAAATCTAACACGCCATTTTCTAAGTTTAATAAATATTTATTAGAATCGAAATCACTCATTTCAGCGGCTAATTTCGGTTTCATTTCTTTCATCATATTATCCCTAGCGCTTGCACCTTCACATTTTAATGCGTGTTTTAAAATATGTTTTTTATCCTCATCACCTATACATTCGATAGCTAGTTTACGGAAGCAATCTGTAATCAAGTTTCTTACGTCATTCTCGCCGCCTGATTTCCAACGTTTCCCGTCCCATGTGAACCAGTTAGAATGAACATTTCGGATTCTATTTCCGTACATATCGGCTACACGTTCGGCATTTCCGACGTCTGTTAGATTGAATTCTCGGCCTGAAGGTTCGGGAACTTTTGTATGAATGGTAAAATTAGCTTGTTCTAATTGTTTGTTATTTTGATTATCTAAAATAGTTGAAGTTGTAGAAGAAATAGCCATAGCAATTGTTCTTTCACCGTAAGTTTCGCCAGTGTCGCCAAAATGTATCCGATCCCATTTATCACGAATCAAGGCCGATTCTCTGAACATCGAATCCATTCTAGTTGCTGAATTTCCAGTCCAAAACGCAAGATAATTACACAATGCTAAATCACTTGATGAATGATCGTTATTTATTAATTTTCCGCTATATAATTCTTTGATATCCTGACCTTTCTTACTTTCAAACATCGCTTCCCACAATTGTTCATTTGAGAAATTCAATTTGTCTTCACTGTATAAAGAAAGGTCCGCTTTTCCTTTTAAATCACTATCATCGAAATAAGTATCTATGATTTCCTCTAATTCATCCGAACGTTCAAATATTTCTAAATTACATTCTAAATTAGATGTAACCGTGAAGAACCTCGAGTGTCTATATATTTCTAATCCGTGTTTTGCGTTTTTTCGGCCTGATCCTTGTATTTTATCCGGTAAACTACCCTTGATAACGATATGAATTCCTGTTCCTGAAGGTGAAATCTCTGTCCAACTATCAAGACTATCGATAATATTTTGAGCGAATTCATTGATGACACCATTTTCTATACAATGATCGATATCTATTCCAATGTAATCATCATCTTTCCCGAACATGAAGCCGATACCATCGAATCCATTTTCTGAAGCTAACCATAAAGCACCTTCAAATGTTTTCCATGATCCACTGTTTGACTGCGCTTTTACTCCTAAATCTAAATATGGAACTTTTGTTTTCTTTCCATTACGTTCTTCGTATCTCCACATGACCCAGTTAAATTTCTGTCTTAGTTCTAAAGGTATATTTTCGATCTCGAATACTGACATATAGTTATCTCCTTCAACTTCGTATTATTAATGAAAAAGTGTGGACAGATAAACCGCCCAACACTCTCTATATTGTTATATTAGAATGGTAAATCATCATCACTAATATTAATTGGTTTCCCTGTATTATTAGCGAACGGATCGTTATTAGTTTGCTGTGTTTGTTGCACTGGTGGCACTTGTTTATCTAGTTGAGAATTAGCTACGAATACTACTTTAGAAAATGTTTTTCCATTCTTCTCTTCGTTTCGTGTATATCCTAATACGTTCTTTCCTACAATTTGTTTCACAACTTGATCAAGGTTTAAATCTTGTTGACCACTAAAGCCGCATGCAGTTAAAAATGCGTTAATTTTTTGTTGAGTCTTTTCAGCATATTCAGGATTACTTGACGATAAGTAAAGTGTGTTATATAGAATATTACGGCCTTTACATTCTTGTTGGACATCACCTCTAATTTCCACATCATATTTAATGGACCAATTACCCATATATTCATTAGCTTCAGCCTTTGTAATACGTAATTCATATTTGCCTTCTGGTATTGGCGCGAACTCGTTATTTCCTGTATTTGATGAATCGAATTTGAATGAGAATGACATTTAAAATTCCACCTTTTTATATTTTTTATATTTTTTATAGTTTTTTTATAGCTTCTATATTGCGAATTACAGTTTTTTATTTCTGAATCCTTCTTCTATTTTTTCTTTTTCGTTCTCTTCTTAATCTCAACAATTGTTTTATTTCTAGACTATCAATAGCTAAACTAAAACGAATACTAGCTTTAACTTTTGGATAATCGAATGAACTTGTATTTTCTAAAAACATCCGAAATTCTCTTATTCTTTCAACCCTATACCTTACACAACTTGTCAATTCATCGTATGAACAAGAATCGAATTTACTCATTTTTTAATACCTTCAATAAATCTTCCTGTAAACAACCTTTATTAGCCGTCAAATGGTTTTTCGCGAACGTTGTTTGTGTTCCATCGAATGTGAATCCGCGTGTCCCATCAGACTTTTTAATAAGTTGAGCAACCACATGAACAATACCCATTAAGTGGTTTATAATTTTATCTCTTAAATCAGGTAGAACTTGTGTATATTGATTGCCGTCTTCATGTCTGATTTCTCGCGTTGTTTCCCATGCGCTGTATATACAATTCGCATTTAATCCATTAAATGTTTCAATTAATTTCAATAAATGATTATCAAGTAATGCATAATCTTTAATTTCAGGCATACCCGACTTTGTTTTTTCACCTCTATTTATCAACCAAAGTTTCTGATAATGAGTCAAGTTGTCTATGAAAATATTGTCGTATTTATCAATGTTCGCTTTGGCATATGCATAGAATTGTAGAATGCTATTGTGAACGTCCAGGGGATCGATTTTAGCGATGTCTACATTTCCATAACCTTGTAACACTTGTGTCGTTCCATCGATATCCAGGGCCAATGTACGCCCTCCTATTAACCCGGCTACAGTTGTTTTTCCGCACCCTGGTTTCGAATAGATAATTATATTAGCGGTTTCACTCTTTTTAATATCAGCGCCGTTTGTGATTTCCATTAACTATCAACCTTCTTCCCTTTGATTATCCGTGTTTTTATTCTCCCTATAAGATGCAATATCAGGCAGTATAGAAGTATTGGTATATCTCTAAAAGAAAACTTCATTATTTATCCCCTAATAATAAAAAATCAGTTGTGACATTTAACGCTCTTGACAATGAACATAACGCTTCTAACGATGGATTAGCTTCACCAGTTTCCCAATTCGAAATAGTACAACGTTTTCGGTCAATGAGGGCCGCCAAATCATCCTGGCGCATCCCTCGTGCTTTCCTTGTATTTTTAATACGATGTTTTAAACCTTTCACGAATTATCACCCTTTTCCATTTGTTCTAATACGAATATCGTCGCTTTAATATCTTCGTTTTCTTTTTCAACTTCATGAATACGGTTTTTAATTTCTTTTATATCTTCTAGTGCTTGTTCTAATCTGAGTTTATGGTTTTTTACAACCACTTCATTCGATCTTACAAATCTATTTAATACTTCTATCGCCTTCACAAAATCATTCCTCCACTTCAATCGAGAATGCAATACTTTCCGGTTTAACAATTACGCCTGGCACTATTTGGCCACTTGAAACATCGATTACAACTTTCTCGCCAGCAACTTCAACCACTTTCAAATGTTTCTTAATTTCGGCCCATCTAATTTCTGACTTAATAGCTTCATCGAGATCGTTTTCGATTGCGTATTCTAAAAGTAAATCTTTATCTGCGGCTTCAGGCGCTTCTTTACTTGTCCTAGTTTTAACCGAACCGTAAGGTGTGCTAATTTTTTTCTTTTTCGGATCGTTTGCAAATTCCCTTTGATGATATGTTTTTGCGTGTGATTCAAAGAACGAAATAGAATTATTGATTGGTAGTAATTGCTTTTCAACCCACTTATTAATACGTTCTCGCTCTTTGTTAGCTAATGCCATAACTTCAGCTTCTTGATGTTTCAATGCGTTAATTTTACGAAATGCAAAGTTCAAACCGTCGATATCTACAATTTTGAATCCACTATCTTCCTCTTGCAATCTCTCGATATCAACCAGTTCATCGTGCATGTATTCGTTATTCATATTTATCATTCCCTTTCTTTTATCTTAAGTTTTTTTATTTTACTTTGCATATTGTAAAGTTTTATCCATCAAAATTTACAATACTTTTATCGTAATCACTTTCAGTAAATAACGCGTAATATTCAAAAATACCTTCTTTGAACGATACTTTGTATGGAAAAGACTTGCTATAATCTTTGTAAATGATTATTTTTTTATCTTCAATCAACTTCAAAAACAATTCATTAGTTACATGAACTTTATTACTTTGATAAACTGATTGAATACCTAAATTAGAAATATTCCTGAAATATTTAACTTGCCTTTCAACAAATTCTATATTCATATCATTCAACGCCTTCCAGTTTTCTATTTTCATAGAAATCGCGAATCTTTTTAAAACTACGTTTCTTTTTGCGATTGACAACTTGTTTCGATGTGCCGACGACCTTTCCTATTTCTTCATCAGTCATATCTTTTAATTTCAAACATAGAATAAGCTTTTCTTCTGTACTCAATACAGATAACGCTGTGTCGAACTCAACGCGCGCTATAGCTTGTCTTTCCACATTCGTTGTGTCTATTGCAAAGAATCCACCAGTAACAGAACCATCTGAAGTGTGAAGATCAATAGAACCTACGTTAATTTCATTTCTTTCTTCTATAGAAGTCCATCGAGAAACCTTGAACACTGTCCCTTTTTCGTGAATGTAATCAGCTAAACGCCATTTTAAAGTTGTCATTACATAAGACTTGAAACCTTTTTTATCAGGATTGAACTTTAGACATAATTCCCATAACACCGTGCGGCCTATTTGGAATAAATCTTTTAGTTCTAAGTTATTTTTCTTTGCTATATGATTGGCAATTTGACAACTTCCGAATTGATCATCTATTGCGCATTTTATTAGATATTCCTTTTCGTTATATAGTTCTTCAGCTTGTTCTACTGTCCACATTGTTGTAGTCCCCATCTCATTTATTAAGCCAATTATTTATAGGCTTGTCTAGTAAACTTCCGGCAATCCCGACAAAACAGATTAAACTAGCAACTACGAACAAACTAATAATGTTATCTTCCATTAGAAACCAATCCTTTCATTATCAAATTAGGGATCTTTTTAAGTTGTCCAACGTATTTATGGATTAAATGCAATTCTTCGTTTGTTCTTTTACTTACAAACCAATTATTAGGATTAAGTCCATAAGACAAAATGACTTTCCGATCGTTCCGACTTGGTGTTTTTCCGTTTTTACACACTTTGTTTAGCCTTTCTTTCGGCCGCTTTTTTAGCCCAATACCTCGCATTGTTCGCCGCTACCTTCTCGCGGTTTTTTGATCTCCAATCGCGCATATATTCGCGTTTTTCCTCTTTGATTAATTCTTGTAATTCCTTTTCATTCATTGTAAAGTTCTCCTTTTTATTTACGATATGTAAAGTCATAGATGTGGATAGAAAAGATTACATACCGCAAAGTTTATTTTCTATTAATCTTTACGTTTCGTTTTATCTTGTATATTAATTATAGTTGTTTCTTTACGTTAAGTAAAGTGTTTTATGGCAACTTTTTATTTTATTTATTTTGCATATTTCCAAACGTAACCATAAGCGCTATTCCTTTTACCTTTGCAACAATTACATATTGCTGATTCTCCAGGACGACCTTTCTTCAAAAAGAATTAAGCTATTGAAATAGAATAGTAAGTTTCGATTAACTTTCCATCCTTTGAGTATTGTTCAATCATAACGCTCTCACCTTCTCGTATTTCATTCTCAACCTATAATACTTTCTCATTTCGTTATTCAACAACGCTTTAAATTGCGCGTTCGCTATCTTATTTAAAAGTTCAACTTTTCTCATTTCAAAATTCGATCGCATTATATTGTTCGAATCGATTTTTCCTTCACATTGTTTCATTTTAACCTCTCCTTAAACATTTCTCTGAATATCGCTTCTAATACATCAACTACAATTGCATCTCCGGCCATTTGTTTCATTTGAGAATCCGAAAAGTGGTTATCAAATAATCTAATAATATATTCATCGTCGATACCCATTAATTTCAACGCGGTAACACCATCTATTTCCCTTAAATACTTACCTGTGAAAATTCCCATTTGTGGGCTTTTCAATAATGTCTGAGCCATTTGTCTTCCTACGCGTCCGCGTCTTGTTTTAGAAGTAGGGAAACTTAAGTTTACTGTATCCCATTGATTAACTTCTGTCGCTCCAGCCTTAACAGCTTCGAATACATGTAATTTTGAATTCCTGTCGTAGAATAACAACCCTTTATCGTCTAGAATGCCTAATTCATAAATGTAATCTTCTCCTAAGTAATCCTTTATAGAAACAAATGGTTTCTTTTCAGGAACACTGAAGTCTCCACTCCCTAAGAAAGATACTATAAAGGCTCTGTTTCTATTTTGTGGAACTCCGTAGTCACAACCTTTCAATTTGAAACAAAAACTCATGTACCCAAGTTTTTTTAATATCATCAACCATTTATGAAATCCTTCTTCATGTTTCTTGTCGAAAAGTTGCGGCACATTCTCGCATAATAAATAGTTAGGTAGTTTTTCAGATATTATCTTTTCGCATTCAAATAGCAAACTTGAATTTTTACCTTCAAACCCTTCACCTTTTCCTTCTTTAGATAAGTCTGTACAAGGGAATGAATAAGTAAATAAATCATGATCAGGTATTTCCGAAGAGTTAACATCACGGATATCTTTCCACACGTTGGTTTTACCGTGGCACACTTCATATGCTTTGTTTTTTGTTTTATCCCATTCGATAACACCAACGTGATTACAAGGTAAAACTCTATTTAATGCCATTCGAGTTGTTCCAATTCCCGCGAAGGCTTCCAATACTTTCAATTCATCCATTTTATTACCTCCCAATTTACACATCGTAAAGTTTTTATCATTATTATTTTTTTCTATCTTACCATTTATCTTTTCATAATGTAAATTATAAACCATTATTTTTTATTTTTCTTTTCATTTGGTAAAACTTTATGGTATAATCGGTTTAGCAATAAGATAATAATAAAGAGAGATAAAAACTTATAAGAGGTGAATGTTAAATGTCTACATTGGGTAATAGGATTAAAAAAGTTCGTCAGGATAAGGGAATGAAACAATACGATTTAGCCGAAGCAATAGGAGTTGGCTTTACAACTGTTTCACTATATGAAGCTGGAAAGAGGGAACCGAGAAGGGAAACTTTAGAAAAGATAGCTTTAGTCACAAATGTTTCTGTTGATTATCTTTATGGACTGACAGATAATAAGGTGTTAGATAGAGGAAAATTAAACCAAGAAGAAATAGAAGCTACTGAATTAATGAAGAGAATAATGAAGTTACCACCGGAGAAAAGAGAAATAATTAATACTTTAATAGATAATTTTAAATAAAAAAATAACCCCATTCACCTTATTTCGAATGATTGACAGTTTGGCGGCTGATATCATTTGAAATAGTCCGGAGATGGAGTTTGCGTAAAAATTATTAGTGTCGATACATAGTATTGTACAACATTAATAATTTATTCGCAATTCCTCTTCTTTTTTATACTTGTTGAATGTTGGGTAAAAAAATGGAGGAATACAAATGAACATTTACAATTTACTAAACGGAACAGGATTTTTAAACGTTAACAAGGAATTAGCGAGAAAAACAAATTTAAATGCGGCCGCTTTATTTGGACAAGTTTTAGCGTCTTATCAATCATTCAAACAAAAAGGAATGCTAACTATCCGTGACGGCAAACAATGGTTCTTTTTAACAGAGGAAACAATCGAGGAGGAAACAACATTAAAAAGAGATACACAAGCACGTGCGATCGCTTTATTAGTGAAGGAAGGTTACATGAACGTAAAGCGATTCGGTTTACCCGCAAAACGTCACTTTAACATTACACAAAAGATATTTATTGATCTTGTGCGTGACAATGATGAATTGCGTGAAGCGTTGGTACTAGAGGGTTTTTCTACTGTTTCACAGTCATCGGATTTAGCGACTTCAAGTTATCGCAAAAACACACAACTGGAAAACGCAAATACACATAACAGTACATCGCAAATACACACGACTATTAAAAAGAAAAAAGAAAAAGAAAAAATTAAAAAGAAAAATATAAAAGAATCTATCCCGACAAATAAACGTAAAACACGTGCCGAAATTGTTTCCGAGATAAAAGACGCTTACGCGGGATTGATCGATGATACTATTTTCGATTTAGTAGTTGTTAGAGTTACAAAAGCTAAACCAAGACGTTTTAGAGACTACCTCACGCAAGCGGTTGAAACTGAAATTAAAAGTGGGAAATCTGAAACTACTAAAACAACTAAAACAACTAGAAAAGAGTTAAAACCTGATTGGCTAGGTGAACAAGAAAAAGAAAGTGAAGTAGAAGATTTAGAAGCGAATCAAAAACGTTTAAATGAATTGCTAGGGAAGAATAAAATGTAATATTTTTCCGCTATAATTTGGGAAGTATTTCTTTTATTATGGAATTATATAACAGTAAAGGGGACTGGTTATGGAAAATTTAAATGCGGCAATTGACTATCAAGCTGGATATGTAGAAAGAAAGGATACGTTAACGTTGATTATTAATCAGGCTAATAACGGAAATACAGAAGCGTTAGAAACACTGTTAGCTATCCAAGAATATTTACAAGCACAACAAGTATAACCGCGCGACGGAACGCACGGCCTACTTTACAGATAGTGAACTCATGAAATTGTCAATAGAATCAGATTGAAAGAATCGCAAATTGTGAGTTTGTAAATCATATTCAACATCACTAATCAATAATATTGACGGGAAAATCTTGTTTTCCCTCGGTTGCCAATGTAATTTTTTCCATTCGCCATTATGGTAATATGTTAGATACCTATTAATTTTAGCTTGCATAACCTTTTTGGAATACGTCGATTTCTGAACTTCAATAAAGAAAGGTGATCTTCTCCAAATAGCGAATGCATCAGGTTCTACAAAACCTTTGCCGAATTTAGGTTCTACATCAAACAATTTAGGTTGCTCGTATTTAATTAACTGTTTGTAAATATCAACTATACCTAAAAAGTGCGGTATCTTTTGGCTTGTTTTGCTGATTGTTCTACTTTGCGGAAAGTAAACATAAGGCCGCGTAGAGGTGTTCACGTCTATGAGTTCATCTCTACGCAATCTTTTTAATACGATATTACAACAACAAACAGGATTTTTAAGATTAGAAAAATGCAAATCTATTATATCGTCACGCGACATACATCTAAAACGCTTCAAATCGTCCTGTATAGCCTTATCTCTATTTTTCATATTCTAACACCTGGAAAGGGTTTGACGTGTCTTCCTGGTCAATCTGAACGTTCAAATTGGTATCTTTAGGTGAACGGAAAGATTCGACAATTTTTTTCGCCTTTTCTAAATCTAAATACGGCGCTTGTAATTTTTTCAATCCGTCTAATTTTAAAATGAGTTGGCCCGACTTTTCTAGTTGTTCTGATCCTGTTGTCCCGATGATTCGACTATTAATTTCGCTATCACATTTAAAACCGATTCTAACTGTCATATTAAGTTTTAATTTACCGTCTAGTATTTTCGCATCAGGTCTTTGCATTGAAAGCATCAGAAAGACACCTAAGGCTCTACCGACGGCCGATATCTTTTCTATGATAGTTAATGATTCCTTATCACCTTGTAACATTGCGACTTCGTCTATCGCCAACAAAATATATGGTTTGGTCCCAATTTTATCAATGTGGTCCACTTCAAATTTTTCCATCAGTTTGCGACGTTCAATTATTTCTGTCCACACTTTATTTAACATTGCATGCATATCGTCCTCGTCCATACATACGGATTTTACATGTTTCACTCTTCTTAGAAAATGGAATTCCGAATTTTTCAAGTCACCTAAATACAGCTCTAATTTTTCAGGCGGCATACATTGAATCAGTGTGGAAAGAATAACCCGGACCATGCTACTTTTACCCGATCCAGTTTCACCCGCTATAAGTAAATGTGGCGTGTTTGAAGCGGTCATATCATAAATGACTGTGTTTCCGAATTGGTCGCTACCTACGACTATAGGTATTTTGTAATCTTTCAATCGATCTTTGTACTTGCTATAGTTGTAATTGTGCGGTTTCAATCCATTTGAATCGAATATACGTAAAGTAAATTTCTTAACACCTCCTTCTATATCGATGTTCGGTCCGAATACTTGTTTAAAACAGAATATTTTACTTTCGATTAATTTCGGATCAACGCCATTTGGCAACGTGAATACATAACGAACATGTTTATGATCTACTTTTATATCATGTATTTTCGGGTATATTCTAATTGATTTGTGTTCACTGTATATCTTCGCTTTATCGAATGCGTATTCTAATTCTTTTTTTAAACTGTTTTTTCTAATCCATTCTTTAATCATAAAAACCACCCCACAGTTTTGATAAAAGCGTAAGTAATAAATAATATTCCGCTACATCTTATCCCATGAAAAGTAATTTTATTTACCATATCGGCCGCATAAATTCGTTCATTTTTAATTAAATGTTTTTCCAGTAATACACCACTGATCGCAGCTGTACCCATTCCGATAATACTAATTATCATTTTTATCAAACCCCGCATGAGTTTCTGAACAATACTTTTTCCCGTCTTTTCTCCAATATAACCATTCTGACAATGTGCAGCCGCAATATTCGCATTTGTTTTCTTCCATGTTCAACACCCCTTCTCATATTTTCATAATCACTTATAAACAAATTCCGAAAATCCATTCGTAATGCTATCTATCCGCATGATTACTTTAGTATCGATACTTTAGTAGTTACTGAAGTTTTTACTTTTGTAGATACTTTAGTAGTTGCTTTAGTAAAATGTAGTTTTGGACATCGGAAAATATTCCAAAAGAAATTTAAAAACTTTACGTTTTGTTGTTTACATCATCAAAAACACATGTTATATTAAGTTTACAAAGAGAAAAGAAACATAAAGTTAACTTTACAAAATGCAAAATAAAAGGATGGAAATTAAAATGAAAAAAAGTTGAATTTAATGACAAAAGTTTCGGGCAACAATTAATCATTACAGGTATTGCACGCTTAGTTGAAGAAGAGGGGTTCACACCGCATGAAGCGTTTGAAATCCTTGAAAAAATTAAAGGTAACGTATACTTTGCAATGTTAGATTTACACAAGGAATATAAGAAAAATAACAAGGAGGTAAATTGAAATGTGGTGTCAATTGTGTGATGATAAAATCATTGGTACAACTGTAAAAATTCAAGGTAAAACATATGAAGTTTGTAATCATTGCGCATCTTTAACGATTCAATCAGATTCAAATGGTAATTCGATTAAGGATTAAAATTTAATTGATACCGCTTTACTTTTAGGGATCTGTTACTTATTCAATATTTAATCTAAAGGAGGATATTAAAATGTTACAACATCTATATTTCATCTTCACATTCATTAGTTTAGGAGCAACGGTTTATTTTATCGATACAACGAATGATTGGTTATTTTACGGATTACTTGCGAACTTACTAGCTTTATTGGCATTAGGCGCATTCAAATTATGGACGGCCTGGGAAAAGTATTATGAAGAAGGTGAAGTTTAAAATGGTTGTCGCTTATATAAACGGAAAATATTATTTGGCAGATGATGATAGGGCTTTCGGGTGGCATGGCGTCGAGATAACAAAAGAAGCGTATGAAGCGTTAAAAGAATGTAAAATTTCCCATTGGTTCGAAAAGAGTTTAGGTGAACATGCGGACATTCTTAATGAGGAGGAAGAGCGGAATGAAAGCAATAACCAAAGAAAAAATGTTAATACTAATTAAAAATAGTTTCAAAGACGGACAAATTATTTTTGAAGATGACTCTAAACTAAAAACAATGTGGAAAGAATATGCAGATGAATACTTTATTGAAGGTAATCAATGGGTTTTAACTAATAAGTCGCCTAAATGGAAGGAAGATTAAAATGGAAGATTGGTATGGATTAATATTATTAGTTTGGTATATTGCAACCGTTCCACTTTGGATATTTTTACCGCTACATCTTACAACTGAAACTTTAAATATTAGAAGTGAATATTTAGCAGGGTGGCTATGCATTGTATTAGTGGTTTTATTCGCAATAATCGACACGGCTATACTTTTAGGGATCTGTTATGTATTCGGAATTTAAATAAAGGAGCGAAATGAAATGACGGAACAATTAAATATTTTTGAGTTTGAAAAACACGAAGAAAATTTCAATTTAGTTACATCATGTGTTCAAGTTTTAAGGGAAAAAGGGTTTGATTACATTTTACCTTTAGGTACTGGAAAGGGCGGGTATTCAGCTTATCGCGGTATGTTTGAAAATAAACCTTGTACTATCCATATTGATGATGGCGGTAATATTATGTTCAAACATGACGATTCAAGGTTTTATGACTATTTCGGGGAAATTTAAATATGAGAATTAAAACAAAAAAAGTTTATCGATTCAACGTTCAAATGGCATAGAAAACAAAATTATGTTAGTTACGTAAATTTTATTAGATGGTATGTAAAAATTAAATAGGAGGTTTCAACTATGATTGTCCATCGCCTGTTAACTGAAGAGGAAAAAATGATTGCTGAAGGTAATGGAATTTGTGAAAAAACGTTATATTCACGTCTATATAATTCAGAATTTTCTGATAGATGGACAATCGAAGATGCAATTACGATACCGACAGGCACGAAACGTAGTGTATACAGTGTGGAAAATAGAACGTTCGTTGATCTTGCTAAACAAAACGGACTATACCCTGTTACGTATCACGAAAGATTAAAATTAGGGTGGGAACCTTATAGAGCGGCAACAAAACCGAAACGAAAATATAGAAAGAAGGTAATTTAAAATGAAAGAACAAATTAAAAATAATTTCATTTACCATACACCTAAATACTAAACCAAATTTGAATTTTGTTAAGAAAAGGAGCAGGAAGAGATGGAAGGTCAAAAGGTCACAATAGAATTTAACGATGATGTACCGGTCAATTACATTTGGGATTATAAAGAGCCAATTATAGACGTAATCAATAAATACAAAGCAATTAATTTAACGGAATTACAGTCAGGAGAAAAACATGTAATTATCGTTAGTAATATTCGCAGAATTTGGTAGGAAGGGTGAAAAAATGAAAGTTAAGTTGGCAGATTTAGAACCTGGTAAGTTATTTAGATTCGGAGACACTATTGGTTTCAAATCAGAATATAGAACGGGCGGAGCGATTGAAGCTTTTATTGTTGGTAGTGGTGAAATGTTCTGGGGCGGAACTAGTGAAGCACAAGAACAAAGAGAGTTAATGGTTGAACCTATTGAGTTAAAAGACATTATTAAAAACTAAACAAAAGCGTTATTTTAATCGAAAAGGGGAATGAGAAATGGCTAGGAGACAAGCTAATAAAATAGTGCGAGTACAATTTTCAGAGGATCGTGTAATGATGTTCGGAAATTCATATAAACCTTGGGAAATGCAATTCGAGGAGTATTTATGGCTATTAAAGCAAGAAGGAAAGCTTACCGATGTTGAGCAAGTAACAGTTTCTGATAACGAATGGGTGTCATGGGGCGGCTTGAAATGGTGCCCAGAAGAAAGATTTCAACATCAATTAAATCGTGAAGGATGTCAGGATTCAGAGTCAGATAATCCGAATCCTCGTCAATATAAAGAAATGACATTCTATAAAGATGCTAGCGCAACAAGAAAAGTAAATAAATCAATATCGAATTATAAACAGGGGATTTATTAAAAGGGGGAATTGAGATGACTGAACTAGATTTATATAAATTTTGTGAAGACAAGGAAATGGGTTGTCTACAGTATTGACGGAATATTGAGTTTTATTCAGGGAGGTAGAGGGAAATGAAAGAAAATATCGGTAACTTAAATGAAATTAGAGCAATTATGGTTTTCCTTGTGATGACAATGGATGATCAGTTTGAAGTAGAGTTTGATGTCTCATGTGGCGAGGATATAGAGAATTATATGAAGTTGTATTTAGAACAAAATTGGAAAGAGTTATTCGAAAACACTAGATATGTATGTGACGCTTCTTTCCAAGGCATTCAAATGTTAGCTAGGGATAAAGAAAATAAACACTCTTGTTTTGTTGAAGCGATGAATACACGTAGACGCGCGAATATTAGTATTGATCGAGAAACGTTAAACGATAACAACTTAGACAAGATTAATAGAATCAAAGAAATAATTAATTCTTAATAAAATAATCCTTTTAATAGAAAGTGAGGTTAGGAGAATGGAAGAGAAAATGCAGTATTTAAAAATGAGAATGGAAGAAGCGATAAATGAAACAGATAAAGATAAACAAAGGGAAATGGTACAAGAAATAATGGATAGTCCATTAATGGCGAAATTTAAAGAGTGGTTCCTAAATGTATGGAATCAAATTAAAGAGTTTGTAATTAAATGCGAAAGAATGATAAAAAAATATAAACGTAACGCTTCATTCAAAAGACAACACATTAAATATAAAGGTGTTAGGAATAATAAAAATAAGCCCAATCCTAAGCGGAAAGGGCTTTTTTTATTATTTAAATGATCCCCAGTAACTTGTTCTTTTACCGTTTTTAGCTTCACCACTAGCAAGATAAGTACCGTCTACACCACGTAACCACACATACCCGGCAGCTTCAATACAATAACCATCATAATTATATTGACCGCCGTTTTGCAATGTTCTAATATGGGAACCATTTACAACACTAGGTTCACTACGAACTTTAATGCTCGTATTAGCTATAAAGACACCTTTTTCTTTTGTAAACCAACTAGAATCATAACCGTTTGATGGTGGTTTAGGTGCCAGTGGTTCAATTACAGAACCATTTACAAGTTGTTGCTTAAACCATTCTACGCGGCCCTCTCTTCGCATTCTAGAAGGACAATTCTTTCCGTTGCGTTCATAATGTGTTTTAACTTTACTAACAGGAATATTAAATCGTTTCATCAATTGACGAATTACAATAATTGCATTTTGAACTGCCTTTTCATATCGTGGGCCACCAGAAGCGTTATAGCAAATTTCAATACCGATAGAATGACGGTTTCCCCTTCCGTTATACCCGTCGCCAGCATGCCAGGCGTTACGATTGAAAGGAATTAATTGAATCGCTTCTTTATCATCAATAGCGATGTGAAAAGAAGTACCCTTACTATTGTTAGCAACGTTATTTCGTTCGTTAATTGCAGGCGCGTCATTATCCGTTTCATGGAAAGTAATTTCAGTTGGATTCATATATTCAGGACACAACATATCATATTTACTTTCCGATACAAACATTTGTTTAATTTCCATTATTCAACATCCCCTTTTGGTTTTTCGTCGTGATCTGACCAAATACCTAACGCGATACCAACCGTATAAATATATGGCATTAATTCGTCTAGAAAATTCTTATATTCTAGTAATCCAGCTTTCGTAAAAATAAAACCCACTAAAGAAACAATAGATACAATTGTCTTCCAGTTCGTCAATCTCTTTTTAACGTTATCTGTCCACATTCTATTAACCCCCCTTGATTAATAAACCGATCAATGCCGTTACAATCGCGCCAACAACGAGCCGTAAAATCCATGTTGTATTACTGCTGATCTTTTCCAACGTTTTGTTTATATTCATGATCTCGCGTTCGTTGACAGTTGTTCTCGTTTCCAAGATTCGGATTTCACGTTGCATATCTTTTTGATCTTCTTTTAAACGCGATATGTCTTGTTTCATTTCTACGATTTCCACATTTATTCATCTCCTTGTCAAAAAGAAAAGTTAAGGGCCGGAATTAACCAACCCTTCATTAAAAACTTCACATTTTGTCAAGAAAAGTTGTTGATAAATATACAAAAATTAACTATTAACTAGTTAAGTTAAACTAAATAAGTTAATGTGAAGTCTACCCGTTTTCCTTTCGCATTCGTACTAAATGCGACCACACCTGTAGTACCATTGACAAATACTTGTACTATTGCCGTTCCGTCTGTTGTAGGTGTGTAAATAGAACGATTGCCGCCCGTTGGTCTTAAATCAGCCGGAAGCGTCGCTATTACTACGCCTGTAGCATTTGCATTAAGTGTTACTGCACCCTTTAACTCAACTGTGCTATTTCTTCGAATACTCATCAATTGATAGTTAACATCTGGTGAAGTAGCTTCTGCTGATAAAGGAATATTGGATGCACCATCCAGTCTCGTAGTTAATGAAGCAACATTAAACACTCCTGTATCTCCATAAAGTGCAATCTGATTAGCCCAGTTTGCTGTCCCTGACGCGTCTATTGGTGCTACAGCATAATAATTGTTATTGGTATTAATAGTATGTCGAACACCTTTAGAGTAAACACCTGCATTGTAAGGACGCATGTCCCATGATGCACCTGTTCCCCTTACAGTGAAAGCAGTATCAAATATCATTGCGCCCGTCATCGTATCGCCTGTTTTCTTGAGTAGGTTCGTATTAGCTGTATTGACATTAAAGGTTTTAGAAGACTGATTATATTCCCATACTGACTGTGCTCCTGCTACATCGTACATACCATAGAAACCTGCACCTGTACGGTTAAGGTTTACCTGCTCAACTCCATTCTGCGTGAATGAAATTTTACGGGTTCCAGTTCCTTGATAATCAAGACGTAAATCACCTGTCATAGTATCGCCACTACGCCTAACAACATCCATTGTATTCAATTTGTTTTGCAATTGAGTTAATTGCGTATTAATTGAAGTCCATCTACTATTAATATCATCCACTAACCATTGCGCTAGATTAATCAATTCTTCTAATTCAGAAATGTAAGGACCACTCATTGTATTCCCTGTCATCGCATCAGCTATTGTTACTAATCCGAAATCTTGTGTCGATGCCCGAACTGTTCCACCTTGTTCTAATGAAAAATATGATCTCTTCCCAATACCAGCTACACCGAATGTTTCAGGTCTGAAAGTATATTCGAAATTACCTTGTGTAGCATTAATCATTTTAACGCCTGAAGTGTCGCGAACATATGCGTCATTAGGTTTTAAGCCTTCATAATAAATTGTATTCCCTGTTAAATTTACAGGTACGCCACCGTCAACAACGAATACATTAACAGTTACACTCGCTTTATCACCTTGACGACCTGTAACAATTGCGTTCAATTGCGCTTGTTGACTTTTCGTAATGTCAAGAATTAACTTCGTTTTCATAGCTTAATCCCACCTTCGTTAATGTCTGTCTCAATGTCGCTTTCGGTTAATACTTTTTCTTCTGTATGTCTGTCAAAAATACTAGGTTTAGTTTTAGCTGCAGCTCTGAAACTGAATTTCGAAACTTCAGGTTCTTTTTTTACAATTTTTATTTCATATGAAAATTCTATATCTCTATCACTTTCTACGGTAAAATATGTTTCAGTTCGATTAGATACCCAAATATCACCTGGTCCATATTTACTAAGAAAAACATGGTAGTTTTCAGTTTCATATTGCAAGAAAACAGGAAGGTCAATTCTTGTATATCCGTCCACAGTTGACCCCTTACCAACATGTGTGTATGTTTCATTTGAATTTAAAGGCGCAAACATTTCTTTTTCAATCGGTTCGGGTGTATCTAATGAATATGTGGAAAGTGAAGCCGCATTAACGTTTGTCAATGTACTTCTGATATCGGCATTAATAATGCTATATCCATTCATGTCTAAAGTTTTCCAAAAGTTGATACGATCCCAGGTTGATAATTCCATAAGAACATAAGATGTATCACCATTTTTATACATGAATTGCGTTTTACCTTCGTTCGAAATGAATAATGTGTTCGTCGCGTCTTTTCTTATCCCGCCTTTCAAATAAGATCCATCTTCATTAAAACTTATCCCACCACTATAAACATGCAAAGGTTTGTAAGTGTAAAACTTATTCTTATCCATCCCGGCCCACGCCGTATTCGCATTGTTGGCGCGCAATACAAACTCTATTCCGTTTTCGGAAATCAATGATAGACGTCTATCGTTACTACCTGAAAATAACAATTCTTGAATGAGATTTTCCTTTTTACCTAAGTTAGCGTCAGAAAGAACAAATTGCCTTGCGTTCAACCACATATCCCGCCATGCAAATATTCCTTTTGTACCGTATGTTGTAGTAGCATCGACTATTTCAAAGTTAGGATCATGTACATCGGTAGTTGGGTTGTAAACCGAAAAACTTAAATAACGTCCAGGTGTTATATTCATCGTTACGCCTTTTGAATTGTCAGAGATTCTGTATTGATAACCCAAGCTTCCAATTCTAGTTGCATCAGCGTCGTAAATCATAAGTCGCCCCAAGTTATCTAATTCCATTCGTTTGATGTTATTTACAGTTGACTGTAAACCTTCAGGCATCATTTTAATGCTGTTTCCATATTCATTAAAACCCGCTCTAATCATCCCCGCGTCGAGTGTACCGGTTTTTATGAAGTCCGCGACTATTGACCCATCTTTCGTAATAGCGACCCCGTACGGTCCGTTTACACCTTGAGAAGAATACCCCAATCCATTAACATTCCATTGCCAAACTTTTTTAGCGGTCATTTCACTGTTTGTATCCATGATTAAAATACGATCGGGATATACTCGGACATAAGAACCGAAACCGCTGTTTATAAGGTCTGTAGCGTTCTTTCTAGCCTCTTCTAATATATTTGGTCCCAAATCCCTTACTTCGTTTTCTAAATCCGTTACACGTTCTTTAGTTCCGTTTAAATCGGTCTTCGTATTACTTAAGTCTGTCTTTGTGTTCCCTAAATCGGTTTTTGTATTAGAAAGGTCTGTTTTCGTATTATCTAAATCAGTTTCAATACCGTTAACCTTTCCGTTGGTTGTATCTAAATTACCATTTGTAGTTGTTAAATCTTCTCTTAACTTTTTTAACCTCTCATCAGCATCGCCCAATCCTGTGTTAATATCAGTTGTTATATTTAAAACGTCATCTTGAATTTTATCAATCTTGTTCGCTTTACTAGTAAATGAATCTTTGAAATTACCTAGCGTGATATCAATGTATCTTTCTTTAACGGGATCATATTTATAAGATATAACTTTAGCTTGAATGTATATCCCGTCCTCGCTATGATCTACCGTTACAGTGTCACCCATATAAACAGATTGTAAAACTGCAAAATCTTTATATTCTTCTGTTTGAGATAATTCTTGAAAACTAACTTTATATGTCGCTAAAGGTTGATCCACATGATCATTTTCAAACATAGCGCGTGCTTTTTGTCTCAATAAAGCATATGCATCTTCTAACGGAATAGCGTCTTCATCGTCCGCATAATCACCTATAGCCGCTTTAACATTTTCAAACGGAACTGTTTTGATTTTAGGATTAACGTATTTATCCACATTCGCACTAGTTACGTACTTTTCAGGAAGTAATAAACCGTCGAATCCAATCGGCATTATCTTTGTAATAGGACTTTGCCAATCTACACTAGCTTCATAACCTAATAAATCTTTCTTATGTTGAATGATAACACCGCGATCCATACCACGTTTTTCTGTAATTCTCACTAGGAAATTATCGCGTTTTAATTCGCCGCCCCATCGATTCAAGAAAGAATTATCTTTTCCCGTATCAAGTAACGCTTCGACTGGATTCATTCTTACTAATCTGGCATTCTTCAATGTTCCAATATCACTGAAGAAATCAAATTTACTAGGATATTGTAGAGCGCCCTTTAATTGAGTGAGCGCCCCTAATCCTGTTTTACCGACAATATTTGTATCTTCTATGAAGTTATCAATCAAGTCATAGAAAACGTGATAACAAAACACGCTTACAATCCCCATTGAAGGCGAAGGGTTTGCAACTCTAAATAATTGGTCACCGTCCGGCGTCGGAACTTGAATTAAACTTTGACCTTTTATATCTAATCCATGTGGAGAAAATAACGGATATTTGAACGATAATACATAAACGCCGTTTAAATCCTCTTGAACGGTTGCTTCATGAACTGCATCACTTAAAATCCCGATGCCATTGTGTAAGAAATCTGTTTCGTTTGGTTCAAAAAGTTTAATCAAACACATCGTCCCCTAACTTCTAATTCTATTTTAGAGACTGTACCCGTCCACAGTATTTCATTTTCACCTTCTTTCAACGTAGGATAGTTACCGATCATTTTATTATTCATTGGAAAACTTCCTGAATAACAAAGCATCATTTCAGAATCGACTACAACGGGATTGACGATATCTTTAATTTGAAATCCTAATCCGTTTACGTATATAGTCACCGTTCCGCTTCCTGTAATCGTGAATTTTGGCAAAGAATAAAGTGTTCCGTAGTTCATAACAGTCATAGGCATTGATAAAAAAATAGGTTGCTCAATTAAATATTCATATGGATCGGCCTTAAAGGTAACTTCAAACTGCCCATATTCTTCAAATTGGTTGTCAATTTCCCCTATTTCCACACTTTTTATTTTTCTATATACGTTATCGTCAGTAAAAGAAAGGGTTTTCGCATTGCGTAACCAACGTTTTATCTTACGTAATAAAGGTTTTACATTGTAGCCCTCTAACAAGTTGAAGTTAATTGTAAATTCCACATCGTTAAAGCCGCTCTTTTTGGTCAAGTCGCCATTTTCTCGGCCTGGTATACTAATGTATTCAACCTTTTCTAAAGCCGTTGGAATAAGCGGACGGTCTACCATACATACATGGTAGTCCCGCCCTAATTCATTATCTATCCTAATATCAAACACGGTTATTCCTCCCTATACCGATATTTAATTGTTGGCCTTTTTGAGCAAACCAATTATCGGCTTTTTCGAACATTCTATCTAAATCACGTTCACTATTCACTGTAGTGTGGAAAGTGACTTCATTTTTAATTTCTTGTTGTGGTTGTACAACAGTTAACCCAGCTTTAGAAGAAATTGCATTATTCGCCACTTCAGGTAGATTGGAAAGCATTCCGTTTCTCGCTAATGAATTAGTCATTCCCGCTATCGTATCACCGATAGAACCACCTGATGCTAACATAGGGGCTATACGACTTGTTAATGTTGGAATCGCTGATAACATCGGTGTAACAGTCGCCGTTGTCGCTAATGAAGGCATATCACCGACAGGCATTGAGAATAACGAGAAACCGCCCGAAAACGGATTAAGTTTATTCAAGATTCCACCTGCTCTATTCCAGGCCCCCGTGATTGCACCCACAATTTGACTCATGATTCTAGAAATCGAATTATATAAACCTTCAAAGAAACTTTTAACCGCATTAATCGGATACATAATTCCGTCTAAAATTCTAGAAATACTTGACCAATTTCGGTCTACAACCCCACGGATCGAATCCGTAACGCTAGAAATCTTAGATTTTATCCCGTCCCAAACGTCACCTATTTTGCTTTTTATTCCTCCCCACACTTCGGAAGTTGATGACTTGACAGAACCCCAAACGTCAGATACCTTACTTTTTACAGAATTCGCCTTATCTGATACAATCGATGAAATTTTGTTCCAGACTTCAGACACCACGCCGGAAACGTTATTCCAAATTCTAGAAGTGACATCTTTCACAGAATTCCACCCGTCAGAAACTACATTTTTTGCCGCGTTTATTTTTTCACTAATGTAATTTTTGATTTTATTCCAAACATCTGATATGAAAGATGCGACCGAATTCCAAATTTCAGACGTTTTATTTTTAATGGAATCCCAATTGTTTTTAACGATATCAAATACTTTTCGTCCAAAATCACTAATAATTTTCCAAATTTTATCCCATACACCTTGAATAGTGCTTGTAATCCAATTCCAAATTTCGGAAGTTTTGTTACTGATAGAATCCCATAAATCTTTTACAGTATCGAACAATATTTGTTTATATTTATTGAATGTTTCAGACACCCTATTCCACGCTTCTTGAATATATGGTTTGATCCATTCCCAAAACTTTGTAACAGGTTCTTTAATCTGATCCCAAATTAAAATGAATACTGTGAGTAAAATCTTTAATGGTAACGTTATAATATTAAACAATATATCCCAGGCCGCTTGTGCAATTTCTTTCAACGATTCCCAGAAAGCGGAAAATCCATCTGAAATAGAAGTCCAAACTTCACTACACATTGTTTTAAATCCTTCCCACATTTCAGAAAACCACGTTGTAATACCTGTCCACACTTCTTGTGCCTTTGTACCTACACCCGTCCAAAAGTCACCCCAAGCCGTTTTAAACTCTTCCCATTTAGTGGCAAAGTAAGCGACAACGCCGTCCCACCATATACCTAAATTAGTTGTAATTTCATTCCATTTAGTCGATACTGTTTCGCTCAAACTTGACCACAATTCCGAAAACCACGTTGTAAATTGTTCCCATTTTTCTTTTAACCAGTCAGTAATTCCACCCCAGTTATTGAATATAGCGATTGCAGCAACTACAATAGCGATAATTCCGGCAATAGCAGCTACAACCGCCGCCACTGGTGCGCCAATAAATCCGGCGATTACAGTTACAACTATCGTTATTCCTTCAGCTAACATCGAAATAAAACCGACTAAACCTGTTATTAGCGGGCCTAATTTCATAAACCATCCGGCCAACGTGCCTAAACCACTTATAAATGGCCCTAGTATCATCATTATCGGGCCTAATACAGTAGCTATCGTGCCGATTATAGCAACGGTTTTTTGCGCTTCAGGCGATAACGAATTGAATGCATCAGCTACCTTTTGAATACCATCTTTCAAAACGGGCATTACATCTTCAGCAATCTTTAATAAAATTTCGCCAATCGGGCGCATCGCTTCCTGGAATTCTCTTAACGTCTTTTGAAACTTATTACCAAATGTATCTTCTTGAATTGATTGTAAGTTTTTCATTGCTCCTTCTTGACTTTTAAAACTAGTTTCAGTCGATCCCATTGCATAAACTACTTCTTTTCCTAAATCTTCAAACTTCGTCCCCATTAACCCTACACCTAGTTGAGTGGCTAAAACCTGATCATCCATACCTTTTAAATCTTTAATAATTGCATAAAAAACATCAGATGCAGGACGTTGACCTTTCTTGAACTCTTCCCACATTTGTTGTGTTCCTTTAGACATTTGGGCCATTGATTCAGATGTTAATTTAGAACCATCTTGAATACGTATTCCATATTCTTTAACCAGGTCATTTACGAAATCGAGGTTATATGCGCCCGCTTGCAACCCGTTTTTTAAGACATTCAACATCTGATCTGAAGAGAAGCCAGCCTGCTTGAATAATGGCACATATTCGGCTAGGTTATCAGTGAATTCGTTCGATACGTCAAGTCCACTTTGCATACCTGTGGTGATAAAATCTAACGCTTGTTTACCTGTCATACCGTACTGTTTCATTAACTGATTCGCACCACGTGTTGTTTCCCCTAAATCCATATCGAATGTTTGGGATAAAGCTAAAACCCCTTCTGTAACGCCTTGAATTTCTTCTAACGGAACATCTTCCATATTCTGCCAAACTTTAACTACCGTTTGATTTACTTCATCTAAACTTTGTCCCCAACCATTTCTGAAAACATCTTCAACAACTTTCCCGACATTTTGAGCGCCTTTTTCCGATAAACCTAATGACGCTTGGATTTTCTTTTGTGATGAATCGAAATCAGCAGCCCACTTTGCAGAAGCTGCGCCCGCAACGCCTAAAGCTGGTGTAACCGATCCTGTTAATTGACCGCCAATTTCTCCTGTTTTTCTTCCTAATTCCCCTAGTTTAGAACCTGTTTTTTCGGCTTCAGAACCTTGATTTCTCAAAGATGTATTAGCTTGATCAACTTCACTTTTCAATCTAGATTCGGCCGTTCGCGCCTGATTTAATTTAGTTTCTAATTGCGATACTTCATTAGAATTTTTTCCATAAGCGCTAATAGCGGCTTCTAATTGTCTTTCTAAATTAGCAACAGACTTCCCGGTCATTTCTAAATTTCTTCTTAAATGATCCTGACTACCTGCTAACTTTTGCGCTTCATTACCTGATCGATCTAGTTCAGCGCGTTCTAATGCAATTTGTGACTGTAAATGTTTCGATTCCCTAGCAAGGTCCGCTTCTGCTCTTTGCAACTCTTCTAATCTTTGCTTTGACTTGCCCGTTTCACTGTTTCGATCAGCTTCAGCCTTTTGCGCTTCCTTCAAAGATGCAGTTGTAGTTTTTACCTGGTTAGATAAGTTGGATTCGGCTAACATTGCTTTTCGTAAAGCTTCTTCCGCCTTTTTAACTTCCTGCGAGTTTTCCCCCCACACTTGTTTCGTTCTTGCGAGTTGATCCGCCGCTTCCTTTGTTTTCTGTTTCGACAAGTCGTATTGTTTTTGCATTGTGGACAGAGTAGCGGAAAGTTTATCAGTTTCGGACCCCGATAATTTCATTTGCGATTGAACTAACTTTAATTCTTGACTTAAGGCCCTGTTTTCTGAATTTATATCAGATATTTTCTTTTTATAATCAGCGGTATCGGCCCTAAATTTTATTATGGTTTCTTTTGATGGTGTCGCCATTGTTTCACTCTCCTTTTTCCTCCATCTTTGCTTTCCAACCTAAGTACGCGCTTTTGTTTTCTGCTATTCTCTGAACGTCACGCAACGGAAGTTCCCAAAAGTCACGCTCCGAAATTTCGAAAATAAATACGTAGAGACTGTAAATGTCAACTACGCATTCAATCTCAAATTTCGGAAGCTTTAATCCTTTTTTCCTGCTTTAACCTGGAAACCTTGAGCCATTTTATTTTTCTTTTGATTACCTAAAATTTCACCAAAGATTTCAAATGCTTCTTGCATATCAACCTCATATACTGCCATGAATGACTTGAAATCCATGTATTCTTTCGGTGTAGCTTGACGATAAGCCGCGTATACAGTACGGAAAGTATCTAATAAGTCAACGTTCTGCATGCCACCCGCGCTAAATAAAGTACCTAAGAATGATTTATTAATAACACCTTCTTTTTCTAATTCGAACAACGTTAACGCCGTTAAGTTAGAATTAATAGTTACAACCTCTTCATTTGCTAATACGATATCTTTTTTCATAATAAAATCTCTCCTTTTAGTTAAAATAAAAAGCGCTCCAATTAAGAAGCGCCTATATAGAATATTCGTATTTTTTATTAAGGCGTAACCGATTTAAGTGAAGCGGGATCAAATTTAGTCATCCAAGTTGTTGCAACTGATCCAGTCAGGTTAATACCTTCATAATAAAGTTTTCCGTTAATGTCAGGTAATGCGGTAATTTCAAGTTCGAACTCTGCTAATTCTTCCGCTCCATTCTCCACACTTTTTACATACCCAGTAGCCGCGGCACAGTTAGGAAATGCAATTAGACGTTTGTTACCTTCAAAAATATCATTCTCTTCAGCTACGAACGAGAAATCTTTACCAATGCTATCAATGCCGTATGCATAAACATCTGTTACTAATCCGTCATTCGAGATACCGAAGATGTCACGCAATACTTTCAATTGCATATGGCCACTAATCGTAACCGTTAAAGATGATGGTTTAGATTTTTTCTTTTGAATAACACCGCCACATAATTTAGAAATTGATTTAATTTCCGTTTCTGCATCTAACTTTCCTACACATCCAAAAGGTGAAGATGCTGTTTCTCCTTTAAATAAAACCGCCGCGTTCTTAATCTCGACTGCATCAAACACGTCAACTGTAACTGGCATTTAATTTCCCCCTATTTTTTTATTAATTTCTTCTATCAAAGATTGATTTAATACTTCAACCGCTTGTTCCGCTTTCTTGTCGACACCATGATCCATGAAATTCAAAGGCGCTCTATTCTTACTTGTACCTACACCCAAATCAGGGAATACCAGGTATGCGTATTGCGCTTTAGGTTTAATAGTTAAAGTTAGATTTTCCTTTGTATTCGCACTTAGTGACTTATATAAAGCGGCGTGTGGTTTGTCTCTATCCGAAATTGGAATTAATCCTAATATAGATTTTTCAAATATCGGGAATACTTTCTTCCCTAAATCCCTGTTAATCACCATTTCAGCGGCGTCGGGCAACTGTTTAATGTTGGCTTCTAATGATTGAAATGTGGAAAAATCAACACTATAGTTAGCACACATGTTTTATAGTCCTTGTTAATTCGAATTCGATCACATCTACGAAAAATTCAGTGTTACCCTTTTTCATCTGATCTTTTTTAGTCTTAGAACAAGTATGGCCAGTCGGTCCGAGTGAACTCATGAATGTTAGTTGCAACAAGTCTAAGTCCTCTCTATTTTCAGAGAAGTAATAAACTGTTACATCTTGTTTAAAAGTCACACCGCTAACTCGTTCAAATCCACCTGTTTTAAATACCACATGATTGATTTTCTTTAATTTAGATTCATCTTCTTGAACAAGGTCTTGATAAATCTTCGCGCCTTGAAAGAATGATTCTAAATGTTCAACTAATTTATTGTTATACTTTTCTATCAACTCACTCGGATTCATCAGAACCTCCAATCTTTTGTAAGAAGAGATACAAACTGTTTTTATACTTGTCAGTTTTGATAATACTGTAATGTTCATCTCTTAACTGAATTGTTAATTTATCCACACTTTTTTGATTGAATACAGGCGCATTTAGAACTTCAATTTTCATATCTAACTGTTCACCAATACTTTCGACGAATTGAATGTCCATTTCTCTTATAGAAGATTCGTTAAAACGTAGTTTAGCAATGACAATGTTTTCATGACCGATAACCTTTTTAGTGGCGTTACGGATTGTTTCTTGTCTAACAACATTAACGAAACCGTCATTAAACGTTTTTCTATGTTGTTCCAGTGCCATCGCTACCCTTCCTTTCTTCTATAGCTACATGTAAAGTCAATCGTGCCAGTTGTTTGTAAAAGTTAGATTCAAATTGATCTAATGCGTTGTTGTATTCGTATCGAATGCGGTTTATAACTAATTCACGCGCAACTAAATTAACGGCTAGATCCAATTCAACGCCTACTAAATCATTAATATAGAAGACGGAACGATCTATTAGCTTTACGATATTATTGTCTTCTTCAGTCCACGTTATAGCCAAAGCATGTTTTACATCATCAAGTAAATCAAAAGGCGACACTAACGCCGCCCCTGATTCAATTTCACTCATAAAATCACCTCTTATTATTCACCTGGCGCAACTGTCGGCGCTGGTGCAACAGGTTCAACCATTGTTGTAATATCGAATACTAAGAATGATTCATTCGCTTCAGCGCGACCGTTAGCGTACATTTTAGCGATATATAAATCTTCATCTTCAATAGCACGAGTTTGATCGTAAACGTCTAAACGTTGCGCTCCGCCCAGTCCTAAGAAGTAATCTTTTGCCATACCTGCAATTAACTTGCCTTTTGGTACCGCGTGAGATTTGATGATTTTACCTGGAATCGGTAATACGTTGTATGCGTAAGTCCCATCAGCGTTAGGACGTGTAGTGTAACCGTAAATGCGCGCCCAGTAATCAACCGGATTCACAATTAGTAATACATTTTCAGGATTACGTTTTCCGTCTTTTGTAAGAGGTGCCATAATCTTGCTTCCTAAAGTGAATGGAGAGAAGTCTTTTAATTGTCCTGTTACCGCTTTATCAGAGTGAACGCCGTTCGCAACAGTTAATAAGTCTTTTAACATTCCGATAGGTTGATCTTTACCAGTTCCGTTTACAATAGCTTCTTCTAATGCGATTTTTAAAGATTCAACTAGTACAGTTCGAACATAACGATCTAACCATGTTGGGCCTAAATCTAACATTGATTTACAAACAGGCATGAACGCTGATAGTTTAAATTGAGAAATGTCAATCGTTTCGAAACCTTCGTCTAAAAGTTCTTTATGAGCGGCACATAATTTGCCCCAAAATGCCGTTTGAACGTCACCCTTTTTAAGAATCCATTCAGTTAAAGCACCTACGTTTACGAAATTGATTTCGTTTAATAGTTCGTGAGATTGCGTTAACTCTTCAAATACTCGTTCGATAACCGTTGGCGGAACTAATGCTTCTGTACCTGCGAATGAAGCACCCGCGATTACTTGATTGTAGTATTTTGTTTCTTGACTAGTTAAAGCACGTCCACCACGAGCCGCTAAAATAGCCTGGTCACTAGATTGAACAGATGCTTGTTGTAAGATATCATTTTGAATACCTTCAGCAAATTGGATTAACGCGTTATCGACTTGTTCAGGTGTACCCGATGCCAATACTTCACTTAATTGTTGACGGTTTGTTACTGTTGACTCTAAATCTTTAGCTTTAACTTTACTCATTGTAAAGTACCTCCCATTATTTTTTGATAGTTTGTAGTAATGAAGACATGAAGACAGCAGCTTTTTCAGCGTTTACGATGCGTTTGTTAACTTCGTTTTCGATAGCCTCTTGATCGTTTTCTTCTTCAGTTTCTTCAGGTTCGATAACTTCATCTTCTTTATCCACATCTACTATATATTCATCAACGATTTCATCAACGAATCCGTATGATTTAGCAGTTTCAGCGGTCATGTAAGTTTCGTTATCAAGTAAAGCTTCTAATTCATGGAACTCACCATTAAATCTATTGCGATACGTTTGGATCAAAGCATCATCAACATCTCGTAACATTTTAGCTTGCTTTTCTAAATTATCAGCATTGCCATATGCGTATGTTGAAGCCCTGTGAACCATCATAGTTGTATTTGAAGGCATTATAATCTTATCGGCCCCCATTGCGATTAATGAAGCGGCAGAAGCGGCTAAACCATCGACAACAGCTGTAACCTTCGCTTTATGACTTCTTAAGTAGTTACATATCGCGATACCTTCAAATGCATCACCGCCACCGGAATGAATGTGTAATTCGATTTCATCAGCATCGATATTATCAAACATTTCACGAGTCTTTTTAGCGTTAATATCGCCCCACCAACCCGCGCCGACAACGCCATGCATGTAAGCTACGACTTTTTTACTCCCTGATTCCGTTTCCTTGTTGTCCGTCATCAAGAATTTCGGTTGTATCTTGTCCATTTTCATTTGCGTCACCCCCTTCTAATTGACCACTTAATCGCGCCCTTTCATAGTTTTTAGTGACATATCTTTCATTTGCCCATTCTTCATTGATCACTTCTCCACCTGAACGCTCAATTACATCGTTAATCGAAAGCCCACCAACGGCGAATAATTTATCTACAGCATTAGCAAACTTTGTAAGGTCGAACAATTTGAAGTTTTTCATGTCGAATTTGATGTACGTTTTAGTTAAAAATTGATCTTTAGTGAGAAATTTTCGGTTATATTCGCCCGCAATCATTTCACCGATAGGACGAACCGCGAAAAGTATGAAATTGTCAAGGTCGCCTTGTTGTTCTTTAGAACCAGGATCAGGAATGCCGCTCAATAGTGACGGTGGAATGTGGAAAGCAGAAGCCACGAATTCTAACATGTCTTTCGCTATATTTTTAATATCCCGCGTGTCCATCTTTTGCAATTCCTTTGTTTGGTCTTCTAAATTAACTTGATCAGGCAAAAACATAACAGAAGCCAGTTTTTCAGGGTTTGTATAATCCTTCATCTTCTCTTCAAAAAGCGACTGTGCCGCCTTTCCGTTCTCGTCTGTTAATGAGGTCATGAAACGACCACGTGCAATATATCGTAATCTTCCATTTCCTTTATAATCAGACATAGCCTTTGCAAGTAAGATTCCATATGAGTTATACAAACTATCAATAACTGAATTAATAGACTCATTTGAAAGAGTGAAATATAACACTTCCGACTCTTTAAATTCCTTACTTAACAATTCCCCATTTATCGAAACTGTTTTGTAAGAAAACTCTTTTAAACCATTCGTTGTTTCGCGATAAAAGGAATCAGCTACCCACAATTGTTCACCTATTTGTATTACTAATGCTTCATTTTCGTAAACTAGGTTATATACAACTTTCGTCCAAAACTCATGAGCGCTTTCATTTTTATTAGGCGATACGTTCAATTGATAGTAATTCAAACTTCTTTTAATCTTCCCATCTCGATATGATTCAAAATCGCAGGCAACCAAAGCACGCGCGATTAAATCTATAGCCGTGTTGACATACAGTTTTTTATATGCCATTTCAGCTTTTAAATTAATAGTTTGGCAATCGGGATCTGGAATTTCACCAGTTCCACCACTTAAAAATGTTCTAACTAAATTTCTAATACCCATTTTTTTCACCTTCCTTTTATAGTGACCAAACTGTCATATCATTAATATCGATAGCATAATCATCTATTTCACCATCGAAATTTAAAGCGTGGGTGAAGGCAAAGAAACCATCCGTCTTTCGTTTAACTGGATCAATCTTTTTATACTCTTTTGATCCGTTGCCTAATTCATCTACATAAATATTTCCGCAATACCATCTCATAACAGGATCATCACTGAAAATTAAATTGTGATTTATAAATAAATGTTGGATAAGCGGGTCTAACATCGCATGAATATATTGACCACGGCGGACAACTTTCACTCTGTCCTGGAATCCAGCTTGCTCTAGAAGCGGCTGAAGAATAACAGAACGGAATTTATCAATCGCGATATACTTAATGTCATATATCTTTGCCTGGTCCAAGAACCAATTAATAACACGTTCGGGCTTTATCTCCTTATCGTAGACAATGGTGAATAGTCCTTTCTCCACACCTATATCAATAATATCCTGGTTAATATCTTGCATCTTTAAAGCTTGATGCCATATGAAGGTATGATGTAACCATATACGTTTGCCATTCACTTTAAATAGCAATCCAACACTGCAAAAGTCACGTAATTCAGCAAAATCGACACCGCCAACACATTGATATTGGTGTAAGTTTTCGGGTAATTCTTGATCTGTCGCTTTAATATCTTCATATGTTGCGATCTTATGTTGAAACAATTGTTTCGGAATGTTCATCCTTTTTGTTAAAAACTCAACGTGCATAGGGATATTCGTCTGGCAATCGTCCCATTCTTCTTTCATCGTCTCGAATAATTCAGTATTATCGCGAATAGATGGGTTGGCTTTCTCCCAGTTCGCCGGGTCTTCTACTTCATCCTCTGAATCCAGTTTACAAATAAACGGAAAGATTTTACTTTTCTCAACTTCACCACTTAAAACCATTCGGCTTTTTTCTTTTAAATCATCAAGTACACCACCACGAACATATCCATCGGTAGTTAAATAGAATGTTCGTCCGTCTTTCACTTTACCTAGGGCCGAACGGAATACTTTGATAGAAGCATAGTCTTCGTATTCGTGAATTTCATCAAACCATACAGAACCAGGACGTAAACCATCTTTCGTACGAGCATTTGAAGTATTATATTTTAAATGTGTTCTGTTTCTCTTATGCTCAATCAAAACTTTAGTTGTATTGAAAGACTTTTTCAAAACGCTATTTTTAGGATTGTCAATTACATTTCGAACGTCTTGGAATGTTGTCTTTGCCTGTTGTTCTGAGGTTGCGATCCATTCTATATGATAGTTTTCAATTCCGAACTGTTTAGACATCATATAAAAATTGTGCCAACCACCGTAACCATTCTTCCCGCCGCCACGTCCCATTAAAATTAATATCTGATTCCATACTAAACGGTTGTTATCTTTGTAACGAACACCATAAACACAAGCGTTAACAAATCTTTGCCAGGCGTAAAGTTTGAAAGGGAAATAAGGTTCAGGGATTTTTACACTATCTTCTATAGCTTGTTCATCAATATATACATTCGGATCATCTAAAGTTTTTTTGACCAGGGCCACAAGTTGGTGTTGCTCTTTACAGGCCCTGACAAGTCCACTCTCCACACTATATATATAATCATCGATATACGGGTGATACTTATACTTCGCCTTCTCCATTATCTTCACTCACCGCCTTCAAATTAAGTTCAGTAAGGATTT